CCGCTGCGTCCACATTTACTTACAACCGCCGATATTTCTTTGATGGCGCGGTCAGTGACAAGATCAATATCAGGTCATGGGGAGCGCAGACAGCTGCGAACTATTTACTTGACCTTGTGATCCGCAATGGTAAGTTTGCGCTGGAGCCTGTAGCCAGCTTCGATGCACCCGAGCCTATTACGCAGTTGTTTACAAGTGGCAATATTCTCGAAGATTCATTTTCACTTTCATTTTCTGACGATCAGGAACGGATACCGCCAAGGATTTCTGTTATCTGGCGTGAAGAGCGCGAGACAAGCGGCACTGTCAGCAAGGGTCTCTTCCCAGTTTCGCGGGAGGTGACAGTAAGGGAAAGCAGCACACCTGAAGATGCGCCAGTTGAAAAAATTGACATGAGTGACTACTGCACCAGTCAGCGCCACGCAATCGACCGCGCCAAATGGGAATGCTTAACGCGGCGGCTTGTCACCCACAGCGTGAGTTTTAAAACCACGCCTACAGAAGCAGCATTAAATATTGGAGCGGTTTTCAAGTTAGGCATGGAAACAATCAGCTACAACCAACCACAAAACGGAGCAATTGCAGCTGATGGAGCAGTCACGTCATGGCCTGAAATGGCAGATGGCACTTATGACGTATTGCTTTGGGACGGGAAAGACAATGTAATCAAGGAGGCATCGCTGACAATTGCTGGCGGAAAGTGCAGCCAGAGTCCTGCCGTTTTCTGTTTAAAAAATTCAATCAGCAATGTTCAAAGCTATAAGGCTCAGTCCCTGTCATTTGACGAAGACGGTAACATAGATGTTGTAGCGACTTACTACCCAACTGCTGACAGCGGTTACTCGCAAATGGTGGTCGAATTTGACGACAGCAACTTTGTAATTGAGGGGACGTAAGTATGGCCAGCTTTCCAGCAGTAAGCCCGACACGGCGCAGTTTCACGCCTGGTGAGTACCAAACCAAGCGTTTTGACAGTATAAGCGGCGCAGGTACAACCCGGCTGTATGGCAGCAAGGCGTCAAATGCAACTCTAAATCTTGAGTTTTTGCTTGACGATACTAAGACTGCAGCAGTCCTTCAAAGCTGGCACGACAGTTTGGGCGGAGCAAAAATTTTGACGTTACCGGCGACAGTATTTGAAGGCATGCACGGCCCAGAAAATCAAATACCAAGCTATTTGAATTGGAGATGGGCAGAGACGCCAAACGTTGAGTCTTTAGTGCCTGGTCGATCTAGAATACGGGTAACGTTGGTAGCAACTCTGGACGGCTGATGGGAGTCTTAACAGGAAGCGATGGGCAATTAAGGTTTAACGGCAGTGCTGTAGGTAAGTGCCGAGAGTGGACTCTTAACGTTTCAAAAGACGCTTTAGAGGATACATCAATCGGCAGCTACGACAAAACTTATGTTGAAGGCATGAGGGGTACAACTGGATCGGCCACTGTTTTGTATGACCCAAGCAACCGAACTGCGGCTTCATTGCTTAATTCTATTTTCAGCAATGAGCAATCAAATTCTCAAGTAGATTTTGTGCTTCGCCGTCAGGACGGCACAAGTCTTAATTGTTATGCCTTTGTAACTAGCATCAGCCCAAGTGTTGCGGTTGGTGCAGTCCAAGCAGTATCCGTAAGCTTCCAAGTAAACGGGAAGCCTGTAGGGAATTTCTAATGGCTGTACTTGGTATAGGTGGGAAATTGCTCTTAAAGCGAGCAGCGCCAGAACCATTCCTTATTGCGGACTCGACTCTAGATGCCGGTAATAATCTTTACACTGCTTGGCAAACAGGCTATTGGAACGGAGATCATGTAAGCGTTGATTGCTTGCCAACATCGACTGGCCCTTTTCCTCCAAGAGTTAGCGGATACGGAAGTTATTTAGGGAGCAAGTGGTTTCTAGGGCCAAACAGATCGCAAATAAGCAGCAATGCAGACAACTTTTACAAAACTGCTGCAGAAGCTTATCCAGACGGTGATCTAGGAGATGCTTCACAATTCTATTCACGAGAAGGTGACACTTCTGGCGGCGATGTTATTCCGTCTTGCGGTTTTGATGACTACTACATACACATCGATAGCCTAGGCCGCGTAAGTTTTTATCTTGATCGATGTGCCGCTCTTCTAGGGTCTCTAACGAATCGAATCAACCTGTTCTCTGTTGCCGGAACACTTACCGTCTCTCCTTACGGGACTGCTGACTATCTAAACGCTATTTGGGATTGCGTTACGAACGCTGGCGATTTTAGTTTTAGCGATGCTCAAGACACTGTAACCCTGATAAGCATTTGCGCCGATGCGCCTAGTTATCGAATACCCGAAGGGAATCCAAACGACGAAACTTTTTCTTATAACAATGCAGATCTATTGCCAAGAGGGCCGGAAGGACAAGTGGCGCCGTATTGGCAACAGCTTTGCGATATTGCTCAATGGTCGCTTGAGTTAAATGCTCCAAGCGTAGAAACCACATCAGTATCAGAAAAATTTGGCAACGCAGTTAAGTCTTTGGTTACAGGTGGCGGTTCTGCTGAGTTTCTTATCGACCGCAAATGCTACGCCAATGAAAAAGACAACGGGCTTGCGCTGATGCAGCTTCTTATGATGACGGAAAAAGGATGCGAAGCCACCGCACAGTTCTGGATGGTTGATCGAGAGGCCAACTATGGAGTTGATAACGGATCCATTCCAGGCGGCTTATATTACGAGGCAAATATTTTGGTCACTGCAAGCGCCGTGAATTTACGTCCAACGGAAATCGTTGCGGGGACGGTGCAGTTTGTGACGACAGAAGACATTAAACTATTGGTATCATCATGATTTCAAGAACGTGACTGAAATAAATCGCGCTGGCCAGACTGGCTCTCTAGGGCATATTGACACGACCCAGGCAGGCTTCCGGGGTCAGGTTGATGCGGTTGCAGATGAGCTAAGGCAGCTGGCGGGCAATGCAGATCTTCCATCGGATCCGCTGTCTGCCCCTTATGTTCTGTATGTAAATGGATACACCGGGCAGGACACCTTCGTCGGTGGTGCGTACCAAGCGACTGAAGTTGAAATCGAGCGGCGTATAAGCCTACAAAAACTTGAGTGCGGATATTCCGAAGCCCGTCCATTTAAAACCATCAACCGCGCTGCAATTGAAGCAGCCATTATTACCAGCCGCGACTGGTTCACGACACAACGCCAAAAAGACCGCGCCCTAGTTTCAATTGTTGTAGCGCCAGGTGAATATATTGTTCTGAACGACGATGGCCAAGTATTTAGCCCTGCCGACTTCCCAGCACGAAGCAGTTCTTATGAACCAACTGATGCAGATCTAATTAGCTTTAACGATCCATCAGGCGGGGTAGTGCTGCCCAGAGGGTGCAGTGTCGTCAGCCTGGATCTTCGCAAAACACTATTGCGTCCCAATGCTGTACCGGCACCTGCTGATGAAGCAGCGGATTACAGCAACCGAAGAACAATTTTTAAAGTCAGTGGAACGGGTTACTACTACGGCTTTACGTTCAAGGATAAATTAAACGCCAGCCAAAGTCACCATTTGCTGCACGCCTTTGAATTTTGCAGTCAAGCCGAACTTGATTTGTTCTATCAAAAAATTCTGGCAAGTTTTGCAGCTGCTGACCTATCTGCAAGCAATACAGTTTCAAGCGAAACAGAGTATCAAATTGTTGGACCGTTACCCCCTACACCCACGTCAGCTTCAGACACCGTAGGTTCCGCAAGCCCATATATCTACAACACAAGTGTTCGCTCAGTGTGGGGTATGGGCGGTGTTTTTGCGAATGGGAACAAGCCAGAAGGCTTCCGCAGCATGGTTATTGCCCAGTTCACATCTGTGGCCCTTCAGCAAGACATGAGCTGCTGGCAGCTTTATTCCAGTGGAACATGGGGAGCAGTTGCTGATTACACGACATATATCAACGCCAGTCCAGACAACATCAGGATGAACCCTGATCGGCGTTCATTCCATATAAGAGCAATTAACAATGCTGTTATCCAAGAAGTAAGTGTTTTTGCAATTGGGCAAGGTGTTCACCATTGGACGCAATCTGGTGGTGAACTTACGATCACTAATAGCAACTCTAATTTCGGAGGTTGTGCAGCTTTATCTGAGGATTACAGAACATACGCATTTAACAACGACCAGGACTGGACGACAAGTCGTTTGCGTGTTGCAGGTAACCTTGCAGAAAAAAGAGGAAACGTAGTTAAAATTTATGTTGGTGATGTTGCTGACGGTCAAACCGATGCTGCAATACAAAGCCAAGATTGGTTCAACTTGGGCGAATCTTTAGAGGAAAGTGTTGTAACACCTGGCGAACCCCGTATTTTACGAGAACGGGATTATACGTTCCGCCAAGGGTCTTGGCTATGGATTGAAAATCCTATAGGCGCTGATTACAGAGTACAGCTGCCTGCTAACACTTGGGACGTAACTGATCCTGATAAATTAAATTTCTTGGGAACAGTAGAAAACGAAGACGGCATTCAGCCTGGTCAGGCCATTTTGGCACCTTCGGGAGTACCAACAGGTCAATATTATCCATCACTTGCAGGCCGTCGAGTTTACATTCGTCGTTTGCGGGATAACCGTTCCAGCGAGGCAAAACGCTTCAGTGTAGTTCTGAACAACACAAACAATCAGTGCCGGTTGCCTGTCCGTGATTATGTAGCACAAACGCCAACATCAGGTATTCCAAATACTGAAATACTTACAGTTTTGCAAGTTGGCGGAGAACCAGCAAGTGACGCCGGAGTAAAGAGAACCGCAAGTGTTGTACTACGCCGTCAGAATCCTGCGGCACCGTGGACTTCTGGCCGGTATTACCGTCCTGGTGACAATGCTACGGCAAACGGAAAGCATTATATGTGCGTCAAGGAAACAACTGATACCTCATTCTTAGACACCGAATGGGAAGAATCATTTGTCCACATGGAAGAAGCTTATAACAACGAAGATTTCCTGCCTAATGCACAGCCAGAAATTGCTTTTGACAATGACACTGATGGCAGTGGAACATCCGTAACTTGTGGCTATGACCTAGCGACTGTATGGAGCACTGACCCGCTTGTCATTAACCAATACCGCACAGCCACTGATTACTTAGGGATACATTCGTTTCTTGTGAGCATAGGTTTTAGTGCTAGCGATGCACACACAATTCTGCTGCCAAGAGCATTTGACGACCGCGACCGGAACCCTGGAACGCAGCTAGATGGTATTGCCCCACCAAGCGGAGCTGCTACTACTTGGGCAAACTGGCCACTTGAGTTCCGTCGCCCCAGCATTATTAGGCTGTTTGGCCATGCCTGGGAATGGGCCGGATACCTGAACTACACAAAGGCAATGCCTCAGTATCAGCAAGAGCTGGGCAACATCAACCGCTTTACCTATTACTTCACCCATCAAAACGGCGGACGAGTATACGCATCAGGATTTAACCAAGAGGGATTCCTCGTCAATAACCGAGGCTTAGAAGATCTAGCAACTGGATCAGTTTTAAGTGTTGATCAGCTAGGAAGTGATGAGTACACAATTGATTTTCCTACTTACTACGAAAATCTTTCTGTTGACAGCCTGTCTGTTAATTCTCAACTAAATCTGACAAGTTCTGAAATCGTTGGCAGGCCCACTTGGCAAGAGAGCGGTTCTAAACCCTATTTAGCCTCTGTTGACAAAATCAGCATGGGACCGTTCGGTGGACCGTTACCTGAATTACCACTATCCACCCAAACACAAGAAGGTGTAATCCGACTAGCAACTGAGCAGGAAGCGCAGGCATTTGTACGCGATGACCTAGCAATTAGTCCCGCCACGTTGATTGAAGCCCTAGGCGATGCAGTCAAGAGTGTGGTTAATGCTCGCATTAGCTTGAGTAGCACAAGTGCTGTCCCTGACGGCAATCAAAGCGGCAGCACACTTTACCTGCATCCATATAACGGCAACGAAATTGCTCTTTACAGCTCAATTACTCAACGCTGGGGTGTGCGTCGATTTGGCGGTGTTAAGTCGTTCTCACTGTCTGGGGCAGGATCAGCTAATACAAACTACGACGTTTACATCAGGGACACCGATCCAACAAACCCGACCACTCCAACAATGGCAGCAAGTTTTGTTGCTTGGGGCGGTGATCGCACACCACCGGCAAGAGATACTCAAGACGGTATTTTGGTTAGGAGCGGCGACCCAACACAGAGACTGCTGGGGGTAATTCGCACTACAACAGCAGGTAATAGCATTGTGGACCTTGGCGGAACCATTAACGGTTCAGGTTCAGCGAACTATCCAAAGATGTATCTTTCCAATCTTTACAACCTGTATGACGTAAGCAGCCGCTACTTCTTCGGCAATAGCTGGAACGTTCCAAGTGGAGGTTGGGCCCCTGTACCTTCTAGCGTTTACCCCACAACTGTGCGATGTGCCTTTGTCCAGGCAAGCCAAACGCTAGTGACGGCATTCTTAGATATTTATTCCAACGACGCTACCCTCGCCAGTGTTATCTATGTAGCACCAGGAATTAACACTACCGGTGGTCCACCTGCTGACGCTTTCTATGGAGAGGTCCAATACAGTAACTCGACTGCTGGCAGCCAGTGGGCTAGGAGCCTATCTCCTGGTATGAATGAGATCTATTATTTATACAAGCACCTCAGCACAAGCTCAAACAGCGTTAATGAGCACGCAGCCCACGGCATGATTGTTGTAACTAAAGCCTGAACATAGTTTTGGCTATAATTAGGACACGGCGAATGTCCGTGTCCTTTTGACTGAATAGTCATGGCAGTACAGCTAATCCTAAAAAATAGCTCTGTCGAGGACAGGCGTCCGACTGCTGCCCAGCTTACAATTGGCGAGCTTGCACTTAACTACAACGAAGAAGGCGCATTCCTTTCTTGCAAAGACTCAGCGGGCAATATTCAGCAGGTTGGTGGCGTCAAGATTGCCGAGGCTGCTCCATCAGCACCAGTAGAGCAAACGCTATGGTTCCAGCCGAGCACACAAGAATTAAGGATTTATAACGGCAGCAGCTGGGCAGGTGTTTCCGCTGCAATCTTACCGGATTCTATTGTCAATGCTGACATTAACTCTGCTGCAGGGATAGCTGTTAGCAAGCTTGGTTTTGGCTCTGCTCGTCAACTACTGCAAACTGCAGCCAGCGGTATAGATGTTGAATTTGCAAGCGATATTGATGTCCCTGGAACGCTTGACGTAACAAATGCAGCAACGTTTGACAATAACGTAACGATCCAAGGTGATCTTGTCGTTCACGGTACGACTACAACGATTGACAGCACCACTCTTTTAGTTAAAGACAAAAATATTGAGATGGGAGTCGTTGCAACTCCCACAGACACAACTGCTGATGGCGGTGGCATCACGCTAAAAGGAACCACTGATAAAACTATCAATTGGATCGATTCAACTAATGCTTGGACGTTTAGCGAGCATGTAAATATTGTTAGCGCAAAAGAGTACCGGATTGCTGGAACAAAAGTTTTAGACGCAACAAGTCTTGGCAGTGCTGTTGTTAGTTCTAGCTTGACCAGCGTTGGAACAATTGGGACTGGTGTTTGGAACGGTACTGCGATTGCAACGGCTTACATTGCAGACAGTGCAGTCACTAGCGTTAAGATTGCTGACGGCGCAATTAGTAGTGTCAAGATTGCAGACAGTGCAGTCACTAGCGCCAAGATTGCTGACGGCGCAATTGTTAATGCAGATGTAAACGCATCAGCGGCTATTGCCGACACAAAACTAAGCACTATTTCGACAGCTGGAAAAGTTAGCAACAGTGCAACTACTGCGACAGCTATAAACACTGGAAGCGCAATTGTTTCCCGTGATGGTTCGGGTAATTTTTCAGCTGGAACGGTTACGGCAGCCTTGACCGGTAATGCTTCAACAGCGACCGCGCTTGAGACGGCTAGAGATATTGGCGGCGTTTCGTTTGATGGAACGGCAAGCATTAATTTGCCTGGAGTAAACGCTGCTGGCAATCAAGACACCAGTGGCAATGCGGCTACATCTACGGCTCTCAGTTCAGCGCGTAATTTTGCTGTAACGGGTGACGTTACTGGAACGGTTAGCAGTGACCTGACAAGTGGGGCAAGCATTGCCACCTCAATTGCAGCGGGTGTCATCGTCAATGCGGATGTAAATGCTTCAGCCGCTATTACGGGCAGCAAGATCACAACAGGGACAACATCAGCTGTTGGCGTGCTTCAGCTAACTGACTCAACATCAAGCACCAGTACCACGACTGCTGCAACTCCAAATGCGGTCAAGACATCTTTTGACTTAGCGGGTGCTGCTTTGCCAAAAGCTGGTGGCACGATGACTGGCGACATTGTTTTCAACAGTGGTCAGACCATTGCTGGTTATACACCGCGTACAAACGCAACTGGTTCAGCACAGTTACCAGCTGGTACGGAATTAGAACGTGATTTCAGCCCTTCCGCTGGTTTTATTAGGTTCAACACTGACGTTACTCAGTTTGAGGGATATACCGGCACAGCTTGGGCAAGTGTTGGAGGGGGCGCCACGGGCGGCGGCAGTAATACGTGGGCGCTAGAGCATGATAATACAATCACTGACAGCTATAGTATATCTAGCGGAAAGAACGTCATCTCTGCGGGTCCTCTCACGGTTAATAGCGGTGCAACCGTCACCGTACCTTCTGGATCTAACTGGGTGATCGCTTAATTATGGCTATCAAGATCAACGGCACCAATACCACTGCAAGCCCAGGAATCACTGGGCCAGATACAGACACGGGTTTGGTCTACGGTGACGATGATGTCAAGATTGTTACTGGTGGGACGGAACGGGTAACGGTAAATAACACGGGGATGGGGATTAATACGAGTTCACCAGCATATAAGTTAGATGTGGCATCTGCGGTTATTCAGTTTGGTGATAGCACTGATGCGTTTGCACAATATAAATCATCTGCTGGAAATTGGCATGTTGGGGCTAACAGTAGTAATGCCTTTGCTTTTAATACTGGGACTTATGGTTCAGGCAGCGAGCGCCTACGAATCGACAGCTCGGGCAACGTAGGGATTGGCGTTGCTGACCCTGGCTCATGGAATGCCAACTACAACGGTCCGAGGGCTGTTATTGGCAGCACTTCCAATAGTGCCTGCGGCTTAGTTCTGCTTTCTTCAACTGCGGGCAGTTCGCGTCTTGATTTTTCCGATGGAACTGGTGGATTTGGACAGGCCCCTGGGTCATTTGTTTACAATCATTCCAGTAATTCACTGGCATTCGCTACCGATAACTCCGAACGCGCCCGCATCGACAGCTCGGGCAGGCTCTTAGTTGGTACGTCTACCGGGTATGGCTTTACTACAGCCGTATTCGCAGGAAACGGCGCTGGCGATGGACCGACTGGGCCGGGCACTATTGCCCTATCAAGAGGTATAGCAGCTTCTTCACTTTCATCCGGAAATGCACTGGGACATATTAATTTTACAGCTAATGCAGGGGAAAAATTTGCGAGCATTAATGGTTTAGGAGATGGCACCGCTGGATCGGGTGACTACCCAGGCCGCTTAGTGTTCTCCACTACTGCCGACGGTGCGTCGAGCCCTACGGAGCGGATGAGGATTGACAGCACTGGAAGAATAGGTATAAACACTAATGTTGTTTATGATATTAATAATGCATCGCTTGCAGTTGCCGCCGCTTGGCCTCGTACGCCCATCGAGGTCCAGTCAAACACTTCAACAGGACACTATGCAATCACATTTCGCAATGCCAATGGTCTGGTAGGAAATATCCTTACAAATACCTCATCAACTTTTTTTAATACTTCGTCTGATTACCGCTTAAAAGAGAATGTTGTTGACATTGTAGATGGCATCACTCGCGTCAAACAACTTCAGCCAAAACGTTTTAACTTTATCACTGATGCTGATACAATAGCCGATGGTTTCCTAGCTCACGAAGCTGCTGAGGTTGTACCTGAGTGTGTCACTGGCGAGAAGGATGAAGTTGATGATGACGGCAACCCCGTCTACCAAGGCATCGACCAATCCAAGCTTGTTCCACTGCTAACTGCAGCATTACAAGAAGCAATCACGAAGATTGAAACCCTTGAAACACAAAATGCCTCACTTGAGGCACGACTTACCGCACTCGAAGGAGGTGCAAGCTAATGCCTATTAAATTAAACGGGGCAACGTCTGGTTCGGTTGAACTGGATGTGCCAGCAGCTGTAGGTAGTGATTTACAGCTAACACTTCCCACTACTGCTGGAACGCTTGATCGTCTTGAGCGTGCTGGCAATATTTTGCAGGTTGTTCAATCAGCCTATACTGGTACCGCAACAACCAACCAGCAAAGTTTTCAAAATACTGGCTTAGAAGTATCGATTACACCAAGTAGTACCAGCTCAAAGATTTTACTTGTTACTACCTTCTTTTTTGGTCAAAATAGAAGCCCAATCATGACACAGAATAACATGAAAGTGTTTACTATTTACAGAGACGCTATTAACATTGCCCCCGGTAATCAATTTTTACAACACCAAGATCAAGATTCTGCCAACATTAACTGGCAAGAGCAAACCTCAGATTGCGCTATTACTTATTTAGATACTCCAAGTACAACTTCTGCCACAACATATCGCTTAAAAATGCAAACTGATGCAAGTGAAGTTACTCTTCATTTTAATAGACGTGCACATGCTGGTGGGTCAAATCCAGGTTGTGCCGTAATGGTTGCGATGGAGGTAGCAGGATGAGAGATACTGCAATTAGAAATACACATTCAACCGTGCGTACAATCTTCAATGATATTGAAGCATTTGATGTTGACAGCAATCCTGTTGCGTTAGATGAAGCGTTGATTACAGCGGAGATTACACGCCTTCAAGCTGAAGAGCCTTGGAACGAACTACGCCAAAAGCGTAACCGTCTAATCGCTGAAACCGATTACCTAGCGTTATCTGACGCAACACTTACTGACGAGATGTCAACGTATCGTCAAGCTTTGCGGGATCTACCTGCAAACACTACTGATCCAGCCAACCCTGTTTGGCCTACTAAACCGGGAGGTGCATCATGAGTACGATCAAGGTCAACAATATCGTCCCACCTAATGTAGGTGAGGGCGTCAGTATTGACGGCTTGCAGATGCCAACTGCTGGGGCGTTAAGTAACCGCTCATTAATAATTAATGGGGCGATGACATTTGATCAACGCTCAAATGGCTCTGTTTTTGATACAACTGGACAAACTTATGGAACTTGTGATCGCTGGTCCTTTCAATACAGCCAAGCTAGTAAATATACTGGGCAGCAAGTTTCAGACGGGCCAGTAGGTTTTGAAAAAAGCCTTAAAGCAACCGTAACTAATGCTTTTACTGTAGGCTCTCCCAATTATTTTGTAGTAGAACAAGCAATTGAAGGGTACAACACTTCAAGCTTGGCTTGGGGATCTGCAGATGCTAAGGCAATCTCAATTTCATTTTGGGTCAAAGCAAGTGTAACCGGGACGTATTCACTAGCAGTAAGGAATGCAGATTACACTAGAACCAGAGTTGAAGAGTACACTATTAACACTGCAAATACCTGGGAATATAAAACAATTACAGTACCTGGCGACACTACTGGTACATATAACACTACCAACGGACCTGGGATCCGTCTTGTATTTGATTTAGGTGTAGGGACCGCTTATTCAGGCACCGCTGGTGTTTGGAATGCAGGCAATAAATTTTCTACATCCAACTCAGTCCACCTTATTGAAACACAAGGTGCAACTTGGAACATTACCGGCGTCCAACTAGAAGTAGGTTCCAAGGCCACCCCGTTTGAACACGAGAGCTATGGTCAGACCTTGGCTAAGTGTCAGAGATATTATTATCGAACAGCAGAAAATGGACAGACAACAAATCTAATAACGATGTGCAATGAAGGTGCAACGTCGGCTTCGGGTGCGATGCCACATCCAGTATTTATGCGAGCTATTCCTACAGTTAATTTTGGCAGTGGTATCAGGTACTACAGCTCACCAACTAACACTATAACTTTCACTAATGCTGCAAACAGGTGTAGCACTTCACAATTAGTTGCTTATCTTTTTATGACTGGGCTAACCCCTGGTGGCGCAGGAACGCTCTATAGGGCAAGTAGTACTGAAGGCTATATTGAACTCAGCGCGGAACTTTAAATGTACAAACTAAGTCCTCTATCTTTTGGAATCCTAATCAGCGTCATCCGTTTATCAGATGGTGCTTGCATCCCGTTTGACCCCGACAACACCGACTATCAAGAATATCTTGAATGGCTAGCCGAAGGCAACGAACCACTACCCGCTGACTCTGAATGAACCGACCTGACACCGTGATCCCCAGCAAGCCTGGGGCTGCCTGATGCATGGATCGCCACACATTTGAAAATTGGAAGCGTGTCAAGGAGGCTTTAGAAAAGGCCAACAAGACCGACTGTCTATTTTACAAGCGTGCAGTTGCGATCTTATCTGGTAGGCAAGACCCTTTAGACTTGAAGTAATTCAGCTAGGGTTCGTGATTGAAATTTACGCTGCGATCCTAGGTGCATCTCTAGGTATTGCTGGAATGAGCTTTTCTGGCTTTACTAGACGTACCAGCGAAAGTCGTGAAGCGGTTATTCGCCTCACAGCAGGCGTTGAGTCGATTGCAACCAAGCTTGAAGATCTACACCAGGACATGAAAGCGGAAAAAGTTCAGG